GCCGTCTAGCGTTTTCGCCGGACTGACGGGTACGTGCAGATCCTCACAAACCTCACGGTACTTCGCAGCAACCGCTGAGTCTCCCGTAACGTTATCGTCACCGAGGACCCTGTACATTGTGAAATATACAGGATCATGGCCCGCCTTCATAGCAGCGTACAGCTCTAGTGCATGGTGCACCAGAGCCATACTTGCCCATGAAGACAGGGTGCCCATCGGTTGTCCTCTTCCGTAGCGGACGTATCTGCCGCGGAGTGAAGGAACCACAAGGTCCGAGTCCGGAACAAGAAACCACCGATCAGTCAGTAGATGGATCCATAGATCTACTGTCTTATCAGGGAGGACACCTCGCAAGACGGCCTCGTACAACGCGAGTGGAATCAGATCAGTAGCCGACTTTAGGTCGATACTGTGGTGCATTTCTACACCAGCCTTACTTGATTGTAGGACATATGAACGGAGGGATTCCTCCTGATTGAAGGTCCCGTCTGTCGGAAGACAGGCGAGAACAGACATCATCCAATCGTGTACCGGTTTCATTAAACGTTGGGTCCAATAGTCCACTATTGCAATAGTTCGGACTTTTCCCGCTGGCTCAGGAATTAACCCAAGCCGCGAGGTCTGAAGTGATTCAGACGGATTTAGCTCTTTGAGGCCGACCTTACCGTGGAAGGTAAGGAGACGACGCCGGGCCCATGAGGTGGACTCCTCGATAAGCTGAATCGTTCGCTCGTCTCCAACATGGCGGGCCCACTCCAGTGGCCAATGCACGGGACTACAGTCCCATGCAAGGGCATCTAGAGGCGCACCCAGTATCGCTACTGAGTGATTGGGGCCACCACGCTGTGGTAAAGACAGGGGTTTGTCCGCCGGAAGGCAGAAGTCAGGAGACAGCAAGGACACCTTCTTCTCGTCCTCGAGGTAACTTTTGATTACCCGAGGCCAGAAGACATACTTGCAGAAGTTTGAAAAATCATCCAAACTCTCTACAGGTATATGAGGATGGGGATCCGTGACTGATCGCAGATCCTGAGCCTCATGTGTCCCCTTAAAAGCACTATAGCTCTTAAGGACACCTTCCATCATTCTGATGGTTGGATAATGCCTCTGCGCGATCAACCTCCGTAACAACAGAGGAATGATTCGGGGCAGACCTGACCGAGCCATCCCAACGGGCTCACCCAGAAGGAACGGATCTGGTTCAACGTATCCGCCGAGCCACTTATTCATGAAGAACAGCGTGTTCTTCATCTTAAGTATAAGGGCCTGAGGCCCTCTGGTCTCGAGGATGCGGCCAAGATCTTGACCAAAGCGAAGAAGTGCCTTGCGTAGTGCCGCGCTAGTAACCGAAGGTCCTCCCGATCTGAAGCTGAGGTCGCTACCCCAGCCGAGGATCAGGGTCGTCAGTATCTCTACTGACGGCGTGACCAAGGAATCACCAGTGTGTTGATCAACTACCAGATGTCGAGACAATCTGGATTGGTACCAACTCGAGAATTTCCTCTGATCCCTCTTACGAGGGACGAGGGCTCGAGACTTGCTCGGAATGAGCGGGTCCGAGAACTCGACTGGAACGGGGCCTTGTACAGCCTGAGGCTGTTTCGGCTTTGTCCCAGCGGAGTTCCCCAGAGATGGGGAAGTTTTTGAAGTGGTGTCGCCAGATGGACCGGCAGAAGGTGGGGACTCACCTGGTCTAGCTAGGACTATAAGAGGAGAATCTTGTGAGATACTCACTCGAATCTGTAACTTGTAATCCCGCTCGGACAAGTAGAGGATGGCGCCCGGGTCGATAGGATCGACGATGGCGAACTGCCCTGCTCTTACCTTGACCCAGTCAACCTTACGGAAGAGAGGGTGGTCGGCGAGCATCAGCAGGACAGCAGTCGTGTGAAACGACCGAAACATGACGGTATGCCTACCGTTATGGAGTAAGTTAAGTAGCATGATTAGTTGTCAACAGTTAGCGAAGTCCTATCCTTTCAGCCCATCGGTTGATGGGGTAGGCAGGCCGGTCCCAAGTACCACGCGGCTAAGCTGCGCTTAGGTTTCTTGAATACCAGGTCCTGTCCCATGAGCTAGCCTGCAAGGAGGCACAGTCCCCCATAGGACGGTGTCAAGGCGGTCAATCCCCCTTGGCGCGCACCCCGAAAGGTGTGCGTATCTGAGACATAAGTTCTCTTCCCCGTTTGGGGTTGGGAACCACCCCTGAAACTGAAGGGGGCTTCAAGCCCTCCAGTGCCAGGTGTTTCAACAACGTCCCAGGTGGGAAGGCAGAAAGCTGCCCACCTCTCACGACCACAAATGGTACAGGGCGAACCCCATCCATTCGTGACCCGAGACGTGCGAGCGTACTTACATCATTAGTGCGTTCCGCAAGGTCAAAGGTTGTGGCTCCTTTCCCGTACTTGTCACTCTGAGGTTCCCTCCTCAGAGGGCTTATTACTAAGCTCTCCTTGAAGTTGCGAGTGACTGGGGTAAGAGTGGTATGCTGGCTGGATATCCTGTATCTGGCCTCCCGGGCATGCATTTCTGCAATCCGGCTACGCAATCCCCCTCCGGGGGTTGGGTAATCCCACACTCTTCTCAGCATGGGTACTGAACCTGTTGACGATGTCAGTAGGTCACCGTATCCGGCTTCTCTTTCGAGTCACCGTGACGTGCGCGGCTCCTAGACTCTCAGAGTCATGGAGGGTGGGCCATATTTACCCACTCGACGGGCGCTGCTGAAAAGCAGGGCTGGACTGGTCTCCGTACCAGAGGGAGGTTCGAATCCTCCCC